CCGCACAGGTTATCAAAGCCGCAGCCCAGCGGAACGGGGAAGAGTGGGAGGTTATTGAGTTTCCGGCTCTGCTCCCCAGCGGTAATCCCCTGTGGCCCGAGTTCTGGCCTCTGAGCGAGCTTAGCGCCCTTAGGAACGAGCTGCCCAACTCCAAGTGGATGGCGCAGTATCAGCAGAACCCGACTGGAGACCAGAGTGCTATCGTCAAGCGCGAATGGTGGCAGACTTGGGACCGGGACAAGCCGCCCAAGTGTGAGTTTGTCCTACAGGCGTGGGATACGGCCTTCGAGAAGACCCAGCGCGCGGACTACTCGGCCTGCACTACGTGGGGTGTCTTCTACCAGCCTGACGACAGCGGCGTCACGCAAGCCAATATCATACTGCTCAACGCGTTCCGGGACCGAATGGAGTTCCCGGAGCTTAAGCGGACTGTGCTCAGAGAGTATAAGGAGTGGGAGCCAGACGGGCTGATCGTCGAGAAGAAAGCGTCGGGTGCGCCGCTCATCTACGAGCTTAGGTCTATGGGCGTACCCGTACAGGAGTTCACCCCTACTCGCGGCAACGACAAGATCAGCCGACTTAACGCTGTCTCGGACCTGTTTGCTTCGGGACGTGTCTGGGCTCCCGACACACGCTGGGCAGAAGAAGTCATCGACGAAGTGGCTAGCTTCCCGGGCGGCGAACACGACGACTACGCGGACACTGTGTCCATGGCGCTCATGAGGTTTCGTAAGGGCGGCTATATTACCGCTGACCTCGACGAGCCCGACGAGATTAGATACTTCAAGTCCAAACGAGGACAGGGATACTACTAATGGCGACTAAAGCCCATCGCGGACGCCACGAACTTATTTCGCGCCTTACCGCGCAAGTTGGCGACGAGGGGCTTGCTCGTGCACTTCTTATTAAGCGCGGGGATATGACAAAAGCAGGAGAACTTACGGCGAAAGGCCGCAAGCGAGACAAAATGACTGCTGCCGAGCGCGCTATAGACCGAGCTTCAAAAGCAAGCGGTAATAGCAAGGCGGCGTACAAGTATGTTGCACAAACTAATCGAGCTACCCTAAAGGGGAAAAAGTAATGTCCGTAGACAAGTCGCTTAACCAAGCTCCGCTTGGGTTGGACGGGACTTTCTCCAGCGGAGCCATGCCGGGCGTTAACCTGCCCGACGACTACGCTCCGGATGTCGAAGACATCGAGGTCGATATTGAAGACCCGGACGAGGAAGAAGACGCCGAAGAGGAAGAGGACGTCGAGGAAGAAGACGACGACTTTGCTAATAACCTCGCGGAAGAAATGGACGACGACGTGCTGTCGGAGCTAGCCGCAAACCTGATGGAAGACTTTGACGACGACGTCGATTCCCGGAAGGATTGGATTCAAACCTACGTTGACGGCCTTGAGCTGCTGGGAATGAAGGTCGAAGACCGGACGGAGCCGTGGCCGGGGGCCTGCGGGGTCTACCACCCCATGATGAGTGAAGCCCTCGTCAAGTTCCAAGCCGAGACCATGATGGAGACGTTCCCGGCCAAGGGGCCGGTCCGTACAGAGATCATTGGCAAGGAAACGCCCGAGAAGCGAGACGCCGCTTCTCGCGTGGAAGAAGACATGAACTACCAGCTGACTGACGTCATGGTGGAGTATCGGCCCGAGCACGAGCGGATGCTGTGGGGTCTGGGTCTGGCGGGCAACGCCTTCAAGAAGGTCTACTACGACCCGTCTCTGGGGCGGCAGGTGTCGATGTATATCCCCGCCGAAGACGTCGTGGTTCCTTATGGGGCGTCTAATTTGGAGATGAGCCCGCGCCTTACGCACGTCATGCGAAAGACCCAGAACGAGCTTCGCAGGCTCCAGAGCTCCGGGTTCTATCGCGACATTGACCTGCCGGAGCCGGACGACACCTTCGACGAGATCGAGAAGGCCATCGCTGAGAAGATGGGCTTTAGCGCGACGACAGACGACCGGCACAAGCTGCTGGAGATGCACGTCGAGATCAGCATCCCGGACGACAAGTACACCAAGGACGAGATCAAGGACGGCATTGCTGTACCCTACGTGGTGACCATCGAGAAGTCGTCGCAGAAGGTGTTGTCCATCCGGCGCAACTGGAACCCGGAAGACGACCTGAAGCAGCGCCGGAACCACTTCGTCCATTACGGCTACGTGCCGGGCTTCGGCTTCTACGCCTTCGGCCTGATCCACCTGATCGGAGCCTTCGCCAAGTCCAGTACCTCACTGATCCGCCAACTGGTGGATGCGGGTACGCTGAGCAACCTGCCCGGCGGCTTCAAGACCAAGGGCCTGAGGGTCAAGGGCGACGATACCCCGATTGCACCTGCCGAGTGGCGAGACGTCGATGTGGCCAGCGGGACCATGCGCGACAACATCATGCCGCTCCCCTACAAAGAGCCGTCGCAGGTTCTGTATAGTCTCCTAGGCACAATCGTCGAGGAAGGCCGCCGGTTCGCCTCTGCGGCGGACATGAAGATCAGCGACATGTCGGCGCAGGCCCCCGTGGGCACCACGCTGGCCATCCTTGAGCGCACCCTGAAGGTCATGTCGGCTGTTCAGGCCCGGGTCCACTATTCCATGAAGCAGGAGTTCCGCCTGCTGAAAGGGATCATTCGCGACTACACCCCGGAGGAGTACGACTACGATCCGGTCGAAGGCAGCCGCAAGGCGAAGCAGGCCGACTACGACAAGGTCCACGTCATCCCGGTGTCGGACCCCAATGCCGCCACCATGGCCCAAAAGATCGTCCAGTATCAGGCGGTCCTTCAGCTGGCGCAGGGCGCACCGCAAATCTACGACATGCCCTACCTTCACCGGCAGATGCTGGAAGCGCTGGGAATCAAAAACGCCAAAAAGCTCGTGATCGTGAAGGACGAGGACGAGATGAAGCCCCGCGACCCGATCAGCGAGAACATGGACTTCATCAACAGCAAGCCGGTCAAGGCGTTCGTCTACCAAGACCACGAGGCGCACATTCAGGTCCATATGAACCTGCTTCAGGACCCCAAAATCCAGATGCTGATGGGTCAGAACCCCAACGCTCAATCCATGATGGCGGCGTCCCAAGCGCACATTGCTGAGCATCTGGCTTTCCAGTATCGCCAGCAGGTGGAAGAACAGGCGGGCGTGCCGCTGCCGCCGCCGGACTCCGACATGACGCCTGAACTGGAGCTTCACATCTCCCGGCTTGCAGCCGCTGCGTCTACCCAGCTGCTCCAGAAGAACCAAGCCGAAGCTCAGATGGCGCAGAACCAGCAGGCCGCGCAGGACCCCATCGTCCAGCTGCAACAGGAGGAGCTCAAGATCAAGCAGGGCGAGCTCGACCTGAAGAAGCAAAAGATGTCCATCGACGCAGCGGCCAAGGCCGATCAACTGGATATCGAACGCGAGCGCATCGAAGCCCAGAAAGAGATCGCTGGGCTCAACGCAGGCGTCAAGGCCGAGGGCGAGAAGCGCCGAATGGAGGGTCAGCAGGAGCTCGAAGGGCTCAAGCTCGGCGCGCAAATCTCCAAGGATAAGGCCCAGATGCAGCAGGCGATGCTTCCGATGCTTCTTGGGGCCGCTCAAGGAGGGGAAGAGCCGGAAACCAACAACGAAAAGCTCCCGAAAGGACGTAGATGAACAACGACCTGATTAGGTACCTCTGCTCCAAGATCGACGAAGACCTTCGGACCATCGAAGAACAGCTTGCGCTTGGGCACATCAAGGAGTTTGGCGACTACAAGTTTGTCTGCGGCAGGTATCGCGGGCTTCTGAACGCCAAAGATATTTTGATTACCGCTGTAAAGCAGATAGAGGACGAAGATGAGCACTGAAATTACCGAAGAAGAAGGCCGCACGGCCACTCAACTCCCTACTCCGGCAGGCTACCGCCTGCTGTGCGCGGTCCCGGAGGTTGAAGATCGCTTTGAAAGTGGTCTTTGGAAGCCCGACATGACCAAGCAGTACGAAGAACTGACCACTCCGGTGCTCTTTGTGCTCAAGGTGGGGCCGGACGCCTACCAAGACCCGGCGAAGTTTCCGTCTGGTCCGTGGTGCAAGGCTGGAGACTTCATCCTGACCCGTCCGCACGCCGGTAGCCGGGTCAAAATCCACGGAAAAGAGTTCCGGATCATCAACGACGACGCTGTGGAGTCGGTTGTCGAGGACCCGCGAGGTATTTCCCGTGCTTAAGGGCTACCTGTCGCTCAAAGAGCGTCTTGGGCTTGGAGCTGCGCTGTTTTGGGCTGCCGTAGGCCCGAAAAAGAAACCCCCGACCCTTGAAATGGCGCGGGAATGGCACGCCCAGATGTCCCGCAACCCATTTTACGACGCACACACCCCCGGCAAGCCTCGCAAGTCGGACACAACGGGCACCGCCCCGTACAAAGGAGACGAAAATGGCTGAAGAGTTCGAAAACGAAGACCTGATGGCGACTGTGGACGCCATGGACGACCTTGACGAGTTTGACGTCGAGATTGTTGACGATACCCCCCAAGAGGACCAAGGGCGCGACCCCCTCCCGCAAGAACTTGTCCAAGAACTGGATAACGACGAGCTGGACGACTACTCCGACAAGGTCAAGGTCCGCCTCAAGCAGATGAAGAAGGTCTGGCACGACGAGCGCCGGGACAAGGAGCGGGAACAGCGGGAGAAGAACGAAGCCCTAGGCGCTGCGCAGCGACTGCTGGAGGAGAACCGCAGGCTTAAGGCCAGCATTTCCCAAGGCGAGAACTCGCTGCTCAACAGCGTGAAGCAGAACGTGGACTTCGAGCTGAACCAAGCGAGGCGGGAATATCGGGACGCCTACGAGTCCGGCGATGCTGATAAGGTGGTGGACGCCCAAGAAAAGATGAACCGTGCGACTATCCGTGCGGAGCAGATTTCTAACTATCGTCCTGCACCTGCTTTACAAGACGAAGACGAGGAGCTACAACAGTACCAGCAGCCGCAGGCTCCTCGCCTCGACTCCAAGACTGTTGCGTGGCAAGAGCGCAATCAGGGCTGGTGGGGTCGAGACCCGGAGATGACCGCGTCTGCTCTCGGGCTTCACCAAAAGCTCGAACTGGAACGTGGCTCTCAGTTTGTGGGGTCCGACGAATACTATAGCGCCATCGACAAAACGATGCGCAAGCGTTTCCCCGAGTACTTCGGCGGAGACAAGACTACCGACAACGCTGGTCGGCCTGTTCGTCAAGCGAAGCCTGCAACCGTCGTTGCCTCCGCATCCCGAAGCCGGACCTCCAAAAGGGTCCAACTCACCGCTTCTCAGGCGGCTGTCGCCAAGAAGTTTCAGATTACTCCCGAGCAATACGCCCGGGAAGTTCTCAAGCTGGAGCCACGCTAATGGTTGAACCTCGCATCGCCCGCGAAGATCGCACCCGCGCTACCCTCGAACGCCCCAAGTCGTGGCAACCCGCCTCTGGTCTCCCTGAGCCAGACCGGGAAAACGGATACGACTACCGGTGGATTCGCGTTGCCGCTGAAAACGAAGCCGACCCGAAAAACGTGTCGTCCAAGCTTCGTGAAGGCTGGGAACCTGTCCGAATCGAAGAGCAGCCTCGGCTGCGCTACCTGACGGATGAGGGAAGTCGGTTCAAGGACAACATCGAAGTCGGCGGGCTGTTGCTCTGCAAGATTCCAACTGAGTTTATGGACCAACGGCGTGCCCATTACGCCCGCGTGAACGAAGCCCAGATCGAGTCGGTGGACAATAGCTACATGAAGGAACAGGACGCCCGTATGCCTCTCTTCAAGGAACGGCGTTCTACCGTCTCGTTCGGCAAAGGCAGATAACCCTTTTTAGGAGCCAACAATGGCATATCCCTCCGTTGCGGCTCCGTACGGACTTATCCCGATCAACCTGATCGGTGGGCAAGTCTTCGCGGGGTCCACTCGAACCTTCCCTATCACTTCCGCTTCCGCGACCGCCATTTTCTTTGGCGATATCGTGAAGCTGAACAGCTCCGGCACCCTTGATAAGGACGCCGGGACCAGCGCCGCCACTCCGGTGGGCGTGTTTCTCGGTTGCTCGTACACCGACCCAACCTTCGGCAAGACCTTCCGGCAGTACTACCCCGGAGCGGTTACCGCCGCCGATATCGTAGCCACCGTCGTTGACGACCCGGATACGCTGTTTAAGGTTGCCGTTGTGTCGTCCGGCACCACCATCAGCTACGTCAACCGCACTGCGGTGGGCGAGAACGCTGTTCTGGTCCAGAACGCGGGCGTCACTGCCACGGGTAACTCCCGTGTCGCGGTCAGCTCGACCACCGCTACCACGTCCACATGGCCGGTTCGCATTGTGGATGTCATCGCTGAAACCACCTCTGCTGCGGGTTCCTTCACGGAAGTCGTCGTGAAGTGGAATCAGGGTATGCATCCGTACCTCAACCCCACTGGCGTGTAAGGAGACTGAATAATGGCAATTTCACGCGCACAGCTCCTCAAGGAGCTTCTGCCCGGCCTGAACGCCCTGTTCGGTCTGGAGTACAACCGCTACGGCGAAGAGCATAAGGAGATTTTCGAAACCGAAAGCTCCGAGCGCTCGTTCGAAGAAGAGACCAAGCTTGCCGGTTTTGGTGCCGCCCCGGTAAAGAACGAAGGTTCTGCCATCACGTACGACAACGGCCAAGAAGTCTGGACTGCCCGGTACAACCACGAGACCATCGCTCTTGGTTTCTCGCTGACGGAAGAGGCCATCGAGGACAACCTCTACGACTCCCTGTCGGCGCGCTACACCAAGGCTCTGGCCCGTGGCATGTCGTACACCAAGCAGACCAAGGCTGCTGGGGTCCTGAACAACGGTTTCACCGCTGCCTATGCGGGCGGCGATGGCGTTGCACTGTTCTCGGCTTCGCACCCGCTGGCCAGCGGCGATCTCAACTCGAACATCCCCTCCACCCCCGCCGACCTGAATGAAACGTCTCTCGAAGCCGCCGTCATTCAGATCGCTGCGTGGACCGACGAGCGTGGTCTGCTGATTGCGGCTAAGCCGCGTAAGCTGATCCTGCCCCCGGGCCTGATGTTCGTCGCCAAGCGTCTGCTCGACACGCCCAACCGTGTTGGCACCGCTGACAACGACATCAACGCCATCAAGTCGATGGGCGTGATCCCGGAAGGCTATACGGTCAACCACTTCCTGACCGACCCGGACGCGTGGTTCCTGACCACGGACGTTCCGAATGGCCTGAAGCACTTTGTCCGCTCCGCTATGAGCACGGGCATGGACGGTGACTTCGACACCGGAAATGTGCGGTACAAGGCCCGCGAGCGTTACTCGTTCGGCTGGTCTGACCCGCTGTCGATCTACGGCTCCGCCGGAGCCTAAAAGATCAGGGGGAAGGAGGAAACTCCTTCCCCTTTTTCTTGACCGATGCTACCAATACTACACTAGGAAAATCGCTCGTACCGACTGGCCTAGCAGACGTAGTAGAGACGGTACGGGTGTGTGCTACTACACGGAGTGCCTAATGGCCCAAGTAACTTTTCAAGGACCCGTACGGTCCCTCGCCGGAGTTTATTCTTTCGGCCCCTCCACCATCATCAGCCTGACCGCCAACGCTACGCTGGACCCGACGATTCATGCTGGTAAGCTGATCGTTCTTAATGGTGCGGCGATCACGGTGACGCTTCCGCTGTCTAACGCCACTGCGGACCCCAACAGTTCTGGGCCGGGCTCCGACCCGAATACCCTGAACAATCAGGGCACGGTCTATAACTTCCTCGTCGGTACCGCTGCTACAGGCGTGAAAATCAGGACGACCAGCACCACCCCGGGTGACCTGTTCATTGGCTCTCTGGGTATCGTCAACAGCGGTACCAACGCTGTTACGGGCTGGGTCCCAAATGCTTCGTCCAACGACGTCATCAACCTTAACGGAACCACCACTGGTGGCGCTGTTGGTTCGGTCCTGTCCTGCGTGGTTTACGCCAATGCTAGGTACCTTATTCAGGGTATCCTGATTGGCTCCGGCACCAACGCCACTCCGTTCGCTGACGCCTAATAGGTGCAGCTCCTAGAGGAGGACGCCAATGGCGATGCAAACTGACGTCAAAGCAACCGCGCCGCTTACCGCGACCGGAGCCTTCACAACCACTAGCGCGCAGAACATGACGTTCCGCACTCGCATCAAGGCCATCTATGCGGTCTGTGGTGCGAGTGCTGGGTCGGTAGTTTTCACGAGCGGGTCTGGTGGCGAAACCCTATTCACCATGAATGCACCAGCCGTCGCCAACTGCGGCTACATCTACATCATTCTGCCCGGTGAAGGTATTCTCGCGGAGCAAGGGCTGTACGGCACCGTTACCAACGTGGCCTCAACCGTCGTCTATTACGGGTGACACATGGAAGCCCAACAAAGCTTCGATCTGGCAGGTAAGAGCCTCTTCATCGCTCTTCCCGCCTACGACTTCAAGGTCTCGCTGAAACTCGCCGTCTCGTTGGCGCGGTTTGCACAGGCGGCACCCCAGCACGGCATCGACATCCAGATTGGCAGCATCTGCGGATGCTCCGTGGTCTCCCGGGCTAGGAACCTGCTGGCCCAAGACCTTCTGGACTCCACCTGCGACTACCTGCTGTTCATCGACAGCGACATCAACTTTGAGCCCGAGGACATCTTCCGGCTTATGGCTTGGGGTTCTGATCCCAAGAAGGGCATCGTGGCGGCGGTCCCGCGCACGCGTAGCACCGACAAAGTCTACATCGCCACCCTCGACCACGACGAGAACAACGCCCTTACGATGAACGGTATGGGTCTGGTCCGCGCAAAGCGTGTGGCGACTGCCTTCATGCTGGTACGCCGCGAGGTGTTTGAGACCCTGAACGAAGCCCACCCCGAGTGGCGCTATTTCGATGCACGCTGTGACCGCACGGTGCCCTGTATCTTCGACTTCATGCTGACAGACGAGGGCTACGTCGGGGAGGACTTCCTCTTCTGCGACCGCGCTCGCGAGCACGGCTTTGAGGTCTGGGTGGACCCGACCATCACTCTTGGCCACATGGGTGTGCAGGAGTACGTCGGCAATTTTGGCACGGACATGCTCTACCCGATGCTTGCCCCCTCTAAGAAAGACGCTGCCTGATGGTTATCAAGAAGCGCCGCTACGCCGAAGGCGGCAAGTTCAAGCGTGGTGGAAAGGTTGTGAAGAAGGCTGACGGCGGACTGTCTAAGCTGCTTACTCCGAAGCGCCTTCGGGGTCGCGAGGGTCCCAGCGATACGCTGGAGGCTACTCCTAAGATGGACACCGAGGGCCTGAAGAGCGTGCCCAGCATCGACGTCTCCAAGATGGATACGTCCCCCAAGAGTTCGTCGGGCTCCCAGACTTTTTCGGAAGCCTTCCGCGCTGCCCGAAATAACCCTAGCAAACCCAAGACCTTTACGTGGAAGGGCAAGAGTTACACCACAGAGGTGGCTGGCGAAAAGCGTTCCACTCCGACGCCTGCCAGTAAGAAGGGACCTGCTCCGGCGGCTGCCAAGCCCTCGACGGCGGCTAAACCTACTCCGGCTGCGGCTAAGCCTACTCCGGCTGCGGCTAAGCCTGCTTCGGCTCCTGCTAAGCCCGATAAGGCAAACCCCGCAGAGTACTGGGGCGCTGGCCCTTTTATCCCTAGGGTTACGGCGCAACAAATGCGCGCACGGTTTGCCCCCGCTAATCAGGTTTCTTTCAAAGCGAAAGAGGACCGGCGCAAACGGAATGAGGCTGTAGTCGCTAACGCTAAAGCCGCTGCCGCGAAACGGGAGGAAGAAAAGCGTAATCCTCCGAAGTCTTGGCGAGATGACGACCCCTACAAGCTTCGCCGGGGGGGTAGTGCAAAAGCCAAGCCCAAGAAGAAGTACGTGTGATGGCCAAGTCTCCCGCATGGACGCGCAAGGCAGGCAAGGACCCCAAGGGCGGACTGAACGCCAAGGGGCGGGCTTCCTACAACCGTGCGAATCCGGGCAAGCCGGGGCTTAAGGCCCCGCAGCCGGAGGGCGGTTCTCGGCGCGATAGCTTCTGTGCCCGGATGACGGGTATGAAAAAGAAGCTGACCAGCAAGAAGACGGCGAACGACCCCAACAGCCGGATCAACAAAAGCTTGCGTGCGTGGAAGTGCTGAGATGAACGTCGAGACTCTTTGGAACGCCATTCTTACCGGTTTTGTCGGGGTTTTGGGGTTCTTCATGAAGAATAAGTTTGATGACCTTAACCGCATTAGCGCGTTGCTGAATAAGACACGGGAAGAGGTTGCGAGGGATTATGTTACTCGGGCTGAGGTGAACAGTCTGGTAGACAAGCTTGGAGACCGGTTTGACAGGGCTTTTGAACGCCTTGAGCATAAGGTCGAAGAGATGAACAAGCGTAGCTAACGAAAGGACCCAGCTATGAAAGCGCGTAAGGCTGACGGCATCGCCCGCAAGGGCAAGACCAAGGCGAAGATGGTCAAGATGGCCAAGGGCGGCAAGATGATGAAGGGCTGTAAGTGAGGACTTCGCGGGGCATGGGCGACATGAAGAAGACCAAGATGCCCACGAAGCTCGCCAAAGGCGGTAAGCCAAACTGGATTTCCGGGGCAATTAAGAAGCCCGGGGCGCTTCACGAACAGATGGGCGTCCCGCAAGGGCAGAAGATTCCCGCCGGTAAGCTCGCCAAGGCAGCCAAGGCTCCGGGCAAGCTGGGCCAACGCGCCCGGTTTGCCCAAGTCCTCAAGGGATTTAAGAAGGGCAAGTAGGTGGCTCGTACCGACGAGGGCAAGTGGAAGCGTATCGTCGCCAGCGTGAAGGCCAGCGGTAAAGGGGGAGACCCCGGCCAATGGTCAGCGCGTAAGGCACAGCTTGCTACTCAGAAGTATAAGTCCTCCGGTGGCGGGTACTCCGGACCCAAGACCGAAGCCCAGAAGTCGCTCTCCAAGTGGACCAAGGAGGACTGGGGTACCAAGTCTGGCAAACCTTCGACCCAAGGGGAGAAGGCTACGGGCGAACGGTACCTACCCAAGAAAGCGCGGCAGTCGCTGACATCTTCTGAGTATGCTGCTACAACCAAGGCCAAGCGTGAAGGCACCCGCCAAGGCAAGCAGTTCGTGGCCCAGCCCAAGCGCATTGCCAAAAAGACGGCGGGATTTAGATGACCACCAGCGGCACAGCGACGTTTGACCTCGACATGAACGCCCTCATCGAGGAGGCGTTCGAGAGGTGTGGTGCTGAGCTGCGCACGGGTTATGACTTCCGTACGGCCCGCCGTAGCTTGAACCTGATGTCCATCGAGTGGGCAAACCGGGGCGTCAACCTCTGGACTATTGAGCAGGGGTCGATCCCGCTTGTAGCGGGTACCGCTACGTATAACCTGCCCTTGGATACCGTGGACCTCATCGACCACGTCATCCGGACTCAGTCGGGCCAGAACCAGACGGACATCAATATCAATAGGATCAGTGTGGACACTTACGCCACGATCCCGAACAAAAATGTCCGAGGAAGGCCAATTCAGGTCTGGATTGAACGCCGGTCGGGGGCCACTGAGCCCTCTGGTGTCGCCTACCCTAGGGTTACCGTGTGGCCTGTGCCAGACCAATCCAGCTACTACACCCTCGTCTACTGGCGACTTCGACGCATCCAAGATGCCGGTAGCGGCGTCACGACACAGGATATTCCGTTCCGTTTCCTTCCGGCCATGGTGGCAGGGCTAGCGTACCACCTGTCAGTGAAAATCCCGGGGGCCATGGAACGCGCCATGATGCTCAAGCAGATGTACGACGAGTCTTGGCAGCTCGCGTGTGATGAAGACCGAGAGAAGGCTCCGCTCCGCATTGCCCCGCGTGTAGCGTTTAGGTGATCCATGCCCAACAGGTTCGCCACCGGAAAACGCGCGATTGCCCAGTGCGACAGGTGCGGCTTCCGCTACAAGCTTAAGGAGCTGCGGCAGCTCACGATCAAGACGAAGAACGTCAACATCCTCGTCTGTCGCAGCTGCTGGGAGCCCGACCACCCTCAATTGCAACTGGGTATGTACCCGGTGGACGACCCGCAGGCGCTCCGTAATCCCCGCCCCGACAATAGCTACTTTCAGTCTGGGCTGAATGACAACGGTAATCCCGGCGAAGGAAGTCGGATCATCCAGTGGGGCTGGAACCCTGTCGGGCTAAATAACCCTCTGGAGTTGCCTAGTCTTCCAGATACGCTAAAAGCTACAGGAGCAGTGGGCTCCGTCACCGTTACTACAGGAAGCTGACCATGGACAAGGCTGACCTCAAGCAGGACAAGAAGATGATGGCCTCGGTCATTCACAAGCACGAGCGCAGTTTGCACCCGGGCAAGCCCCTGACCAAGTTGAAGAGTGGTGGCGGGGTAAAGATGCGTGGGACCGGCGCTGCGACCAAGGGGCTCCGCTCTCGCGGGCCGATGTGCTAAGCCATGAACTACGCGCAGCTGTTCGAGACCATTAAGGGGTACGTCGAAAACGACTTCCCCGGCACTACGTGGACCGACTCTGCGGGGTCTGGGACGGTTACGCTTACGTCCACAGAACAGATCAACGCCTTCATCCAACAGGCTGAGCAGCGCATCTTCAACACGGTGCAGCTGCTGGACCTCCGGAAGAACGTCACGGGCCAGTGCACCTCCGGCAACAAGTACCTGACGGTCCCAACCGACTGGCTGGCCAGCTTTTCTATGGCCGTCATCGACGCCAGCGGCAACTACGAGTACATGCTCAATAAGGACGTCAGCTTCATTCGGGAGTCCTACCCAAACCCAAACACCACGGCAAAGCCAGTCTACTACGCTTTCTTCGACAAGGATTCGTTTATCCTTGGGCCGACGCCAGACGCGACCTACCAGTTCGAGCTGCACTACTTCTACTATCCTACGTCCATCGTGACGGCGGGCACGTCGTGGCTTGGAACCAACTTCGACTCAGTGCTGCTCTATGGAGCCCTGTTGGAGGCGTATACCTTCATGAAGGGTGAGCAGGACGTCATCGCGGGGTATCAGAAGCGATACGACGAGGCGCTAGGGATGATTAAGCAACTGGGCGAGGGCAAGAACCGGCAGGACAACTACCGGACCCTCCAGACCCGATATCCAGTGAGGTAAAACGATGTTTGACGCGATTAGCGGTACAGTGGGTTCGGTGAGCGTCTTCACCACCCACGAGCGGGGGTTTACCCCGGAGGAGATCGCAGAGCGCGCCCTCGACAAGATCATCCATGTTGGTAGCTCTGCTCACCCCGCCATCCGCGATCAAGCAGAAGCGTTCCGGGATAGCATTCGCCAAGTCCTCGTGTATTATATGCAAGAAGCCGTGCGGTCGCACAACGTCACGCTGGCTAACAGGCTTACCAAGGCCGGGCACGCCGACCTTACCCCCATTCTGAACCTCTAGGAGACCCACCTTGGCCATCACTCAAGCGATGTCAACGAGCTTCAAGGCTGAAGTCCTGCTCGGCGTCCACGACTTCCGCGTTACCAGCGGCGACACTTTCAAGCTAGCCCTCTACACTTCGACCGCTACGATGGACGCTACGACCACAGCCTACAGCGCGACGAACGAAGTGTCGGGCACTGGCTATACGGCTGGCGGGGGCACGCTCAGCAATCTCGGCGGTGCGGTTACCTCGGGAACGACTGGCTACGTAGACTTCTCGGACCTGACCTTCTCGACGGCGACCATCACGGCTCGCGGGGCACTGATCTACAACACGACGCCTTCGGCCCTGTCGAACGCTGGCGGTACCCTGACCAACCCGGCTGTTGCGGTTCTGGATTTTGGTTCCGACAAGACCTCCACCGCTGGTGACTTCACCATCGTCTTCCCAGCTGCCGCTGCCGCTACCGCCATCATCCGGATCGCCTAATGTCCG